GAGATGTTTTCCCTGACTTATTCCCTGATGGTCCGTTTGAGAACCCTATTGTTGCAAACATGGTGGACATTGCTGCCCGTGACTTGGCAGAAGTTATTGCACCACTACCAGCATTTAATTGTAATTCAACAACCATGGTATCTGAGGCAGCCCGCAAGAAGGCTGATAAGCGTGGTGAGATTGTTAACGGCTATGTTGACTATTCAAACTTACAGGCTCAGATGTTTAATGCTGCTGACCGTTATGTAACTTATGGTTTCGTAGCAGCACAGGTAGAGATTGATACCAAAGATAAGATGCCACGCATCCGTTTCTTTGACTCCATTGGTTCATACCCAGTCATGGACCGTTTTGGTCGTGTAGTTAAATTCTATCAACGCATTATGAAGCCAACTACTGAACTTATGGGTCAATACCCTGAGTTGGCAAACTTGATTTATTCTAAAGATAATCCGTCAGACATGATGGAAGTGGTCCGTTACCACGATAAAGACCAAGATGTTTTGTTTATTCCAAACCGTAACAACCTAATTCTTGACCGTGCAGTAAACCCAATCGGTGAAGTAATGATTAGGGTTGTTCAACGACCATCTATTGACGACCAATCCCGTGGTCAATTTGATGATGTGCTAGCAGTTCAAGTTGCTAAAGCACGCTACGCCTTGCTTTCCCTAGAGGCAGCGACCAAGGCGGTACAAGCACCAATCGCTATGCCTACGGATGTACAGGAGTTGGCTCTTGGACCTGATGCAATTATGCGCTCACAGAAGCCTAATGAAATTCGTAGAGTCCCACTTGAAATACCAGCAGGCGCTTTTGCTCAGCAAGGAGTTCTTGAACAAGAACTGCGTTTAGGTTCTCGTTATCCTGAGAGCCGTACAGGTAACCTTGATGCTTCAATCGTTACTGGTCGTGGTGTTCAGGCTCTTATGTCCGGCTTTGATACACAAATCAAAACCGCACACTCTATGTTTGCCCGTGCTTTTGTTGAACTTGTTGGCATCTGCTTCAAGGTTGACGAAATGGTATTTGGTAATACCGAAAAAGAATTAAAGGGTAACTATCATGGAACCCCTTACTCAATCAAGTATCGCCCAACCCGCGACATTGATGGTGACTACACCGTAGATGTTCAGTACGGATTGATGGCAGGACTTGACCCTAACCGTGCTTTGGTATTTGGATTGCAGGCTCGCGGAGATAAATTGATTTCCCGTGATTTCCTACGCAGACAAATGCCATTTTCATTTAATGCAACACAAGAGGAAGCCAAGGTTGATACCGAGGAACTTCGTGATGCAATGAAGCAAGCGATTGCTTCTTATGCTCAGGCTATTCCAGCCCTTGCATCCCAAGGACAAAACCCAACTGAAATCTTAGTTGCTTTATCATCAGTCATAAACGCACGCCAAAAGGGAACTTCTATTGAAGTTGCTGTGGCAGATGCGTTCAGACAACCTGAGGTTCCCACACCTGCGGGCATGACTCCTGAAACAGTAAGTCCTGATGGCATGCCAGTTGAGGGTCCTGCGGGTGCTGGGCAACAACTCCCCGCTGGATTAAGTCCAACTGGTCGGATGGTCGGTGTGGCAGCAGGTCAAATTGCGCCCGGTGGTCGCCCTGATGTTCAGTCACTTTTAGCAAGTCTAACTCAACAAGGAGAGCCTAATTTACAGGCTAGCCTAATTCGGCGAGTACCAGCGTAAAGGGGGTGAATAAATGAAGGGATACAGCAAGAAGCCAGCGAACCAAGGTTCAGCAGGTAAGGCTAATGTACAAAAGCCACGCGTAGATGGCACTCCAAAAAAGGGCAATCCTAAAGGCGGAACGCTTTTTCTTAGCAAGCAACCAAAAGGAACCCGCGGTTCCAAGAACAAGTAAGAACTTCATTGATGCAGCCTGAGTACGCTGTTTAAACAAAACTACTCATAATTTTAAAAGATGCACTTTAGATACGCTCTTAAAGCGAAATGAAAGCAGGATAAAATGGCAGACCAGCGCGGTGGATACAGGAAACCGACCAACCCTGCACCAGTTTCAGGACCCGGTGCGCTCTCTCAAAGAACGGATGGACAACCTGCACGATACACAGCAGGCATGGCTTATGGTGACGGGCAGGACTTTTACGACCTACAAACCCAAGCGCCCATGAGTGGTGGACAATCCAGCCCAGCATCTTTACCTTTAAATCAAGGCTCGGCTTTAGCAGGTTATGCAAAGCCAGTTGTTCCGTTAGACCAACCAACTCAATACCCTGAGGAACCAGTTACTGCTGGTATCCCAATGGGTGCAGGTCCGGGACCGGAAGTATTAACTTCCCCAGCAATGGTGGCTGCTCAAAACTCTGAGGATGTTGCAAGACTTATGGCTGTATTGCCAATCTATGCACGCATTGCTGAGTCACCAAATGCATCAAATGCCATGCGTAACTTCTACCGTTACCTACGGAGTCAGGTTTAATGGCTTGGTATAACCGTATTGGCGACATAGCCAAAGGTGTTGTTAATTTTACAGGCATACCGGGACTAATCCACGACATTGCTACATCAGGTTCTAATGATGACCCTTGGTATGTAGATGCCGTTAATGTTGCCAAAGGTGTAGTCAAAGTTGGAACCACGCCAGTTCGTGGTGCAGTCAAGGGACTGTTTGCTGTTGGCGAAGCATCTTATGAACTCGGTGGAAAAGCCCGTGAAAACATTGTTGAAAAGGGACTTGAACTGCCCTTTATGTATAACCGATACAAAAATGTTGGTGAAACATACGAACAGTATCAACAGCGTGTAGCCGAAAACAAAGACGAAATTTCAATGGGTCAAGTTGCCCTATCTTTGTTTGGTCCGGGCAAGAACGCAGCAGAAAATTCAGGTTGGTTTCACGATTTTACTGACCGTAACTTAAAGTTTTTATCAGCAGGATTTGATTTATTCAATCCTGAGGACAGAGAAGCAGCATTTAACGACCAGTTCATTGGCAAGTTTGCTAGCGGTTCTGTTGATTTTACTTCATCTATGACCATTGACCCATTGTTCTTTGCAGGGTTTGCTGGTAAAGGTTTATCTATTGCAGCCCGTGCGCCAATGGCAACAGGATTGATGGGTGCTGGTCGTACTGGCATTGCAGCAATTCCGGGTTCTGCAACCCGTAAAGTTTTTGGTAAATTAGCAATGACTACCGAAGGAGTTGATGACCTATTAGGTCGCGCTCTTAAAGGTGAAGGTCGTGCTGTTGAGGATGTTCAATTCCTTGCACGCTCTGATGCAAAGACTCAGTATGAATACTGGGCTAAAAAGCGTGTTACACATCCTGACGCTATGGCTTATTTATTTGGTCGTGCAACTACTGAACAAGAAGTCGTTGATACTTTTCGTGCTGTAATTGGTACAGACAAGCAAGCAATGGCAGCAATCGCAAAGGTTGATGACGAAGCAGCACTTGTTCTTGATAACTTAACAGATACACCAAAGCCTTTCCGTGAAGCACTTAACGGACAACTTGATGGTGATTTAATTGTTAACCCTGAATACAACAGGGCAATTACAACTTATTTAGATAATCTTGTTAAAGAGGATGACCGCTTCCGTATTGCATTGGAAAAGGTTTCTACTGGTGGCAATGAGTTCCGTGGTGGAACTTTTGCCCGTGGACCACTTTCAGGTTATGCACGCAATCGTGCAGAAAAGTTAGCAAAGACTTTTGCTGACCCTGAAATTACAATGATACAAAAAACAAGCCTTCACCCAGCCGTAATGGTTGTTAATTACATGAAGGGTAAGTCAGAGTTCTTTACTAAGTTCCGCCCAAGTGGTGTGTTCAGAGTAAATGATGGCGACTCCTATGTAGAGATGAACGCATTTTTGCGTGAGGCTGTTGAACTTTCAGGTGGAACATTTGCAGCAAAGGCTGGCACATACGCTGACCAGTATCTTGCAGCAGCCACCGAAGGCGAGCGTTTAAACATTATTAAGTTGGCTGAAAAAGATGCTTTGGGAATTATTGCCCCAAACATGACTCAGCAACAAATTGAAAAACTATACGCAATTTTTGATTACCGCCGTGCTAAGACACTTAAAGAACACAAAGACCGTGGCTTCTTGTCTATCTTTACAGAGAACGGTCCAGTAATTGCTAAGTTCCCACAGTTAGAGCGTGAGTCTGCAAACCTTGTTATTGCAATGGATTTGCGCCGACTAAAGGATGGCATTGACTCTTACGAGCGTGTGCTTCCGGGTATTCTTTCAGGTATTGACCCAACAGAAATTGCTGTTCGTGGACAAAAGTTTATGAACACCCTTGATAATGTTAACGACATTTTCAAGACATCTGTTCTTATGCGCCTAGGTTATACAGTTCGTAACCTTACAGAAGCACAACTATCTATGATGGCTAAGGCTTTTGCATTGCCAGCAGCGGTAGCAGTTGGTGGTCCTTCGGCTGTACAAAGATTTTTACAAAACCGTAAGGCTGGCTTTACCCGTCTTATTGATAATGTTGAAGTCTTGGCTGGTCGTAAAGACGACATCAATGTTTTGCGTGATGAAGTTGCAAAACTTCAAGACATGCTTCGTGGTCTTGACCTTTCTCGTAAAGGTCTTGCAGGAGAAATCCGTACCCGCATGGCAGACATTGAGCGTGGTGGCGAGCGCTTAATTGCTAACTACATTGCTGCTGAAAAGGCTAAAGGTAATTTAGTTGGTGTT